GGTTTAGATGGTGAGTTGATTGTTGATAAGACAAATAAAACACTAACTGTACATGACGGGTATACACCTGGTGGTTCTCCATTGGCAACAGAAGCATACACACAAGCGTATGTGGCAGAAAATATTGGTTCAACGACCTCGGCAAATTTAGTTAGTGGTGGATACACAGCAAGTCTAAGTCCTATTGACGGTTCATTTACTGTTCCGGGTTTTATCAATATAGGAAATGCAGATGGTTATCTTAATTTCCCAGACAGCACGGCACAAAACACCGCATTTACTGGTACCGCAATAGACCCTACTGCAAGAACATTAGCACAGTCTGCATATAATCAAGCAAATGCGGCTTTTGCACAAGCAAATAACTCTGGATCAGGAATAGCCAATGCGGCTTTTATACAAGCCAATGCGGCTTTTGCACAAGCAAACATATCAGTTGGTGTAGATTCAACACAAAATACCAATATTCAACTTGCATGGAATACCGCTAATGCGGCTTTCAATCAAGCAAATACGGATGCATTGTTGAGTTATGCAAACATAATATTTACTCAAGCAAATGCAGCTTTTGTAGAAGCAAACATTGCAGCCACAATTATACCACAAAACGCACAATCAGCAAACTATGTATTAGCAAATACGGATGCAGGTAAACACCTATATTATACCAATGGTTCTGCGGTAAACTTATATCTTCCTTGGACTTCTAATACTACTTTTGCAAATGGTACAACAATTACAATTATTTCACACACATCATCGAATGTAACAATAACACCAAATACTGGTGTGTCTATGTATCTTGCGGGAAATACAACAAGTGCATCAAGAAACGTAACAACATACGGCATGGCAACATTGATTATGACTGCCGCCAACACATGGTATATTAACGGAACTGGAGTGATCTAATGTTGTCGGCAATGATGGTGATGAATAATAATTTGATTTCTTTAAGTACAAGTACATTAGTTACAGGAAACGTAGTATATTTACTTGATATGGCAAATTATGTATCAGGCAATACTTGGCCAGATACAAGCGGTAACGCAAGAAACTTTACATTCTATACAGGTAGTGGCACAACTGTTCCATGGACTACGACTGCTAACGTAGTCAATTTAGGAACTAGCACGGCATATTTCCACGCAAACAATCAAAATTGGGCTAAAGCACCTAGTGCATTTATGAACGCTAGTGTGAGTTATACTAAAGGTGCCGTGATTCGAGGTAAGGGTACAACAGGTGCACCATTTGGTGCAGGATACTTACAATGTTCCGCCGAGGCAAGAGACACAACTTGGTTCAATAACGGTCAAAATATTTTCTGTGCAGGTAATCACACAACTTCGGCCTACACCGATGTGTCACAATCTATTGGAACAGAAAGTACCAATACTTGGTACTATGTTAGTGTTACGTTCAATCCTTCAACTGGATGGACGTTATACGTAAACGGAAATGTTGTTGGTAATAGTGCAACAATTGCGGTAGGACCATCATCAACTACTCCAGTTATTGGTGCAACACAAACAATACCAGGTTTCAACGGTGATATTGCAGCTGCACATGCATACAATAGAGCATTATCAGCATCTGAACATGCTCAAAATGCCACTTATTGGCTATCTAGATATAACGGATCAACGCCTACATAATACTATGACTACATTCGACAAAAACATGGAAAAGATTTTTGATGTGACTACAACACCGGTAGATTCTAAACCAGAAAAACTACCTGCGGTTATTGCTGGTGAACCAGATTTGAAAGTGGATCTACATGATGCCTACGAACAGACTAAAGAAAACCTACAAGACCTAATTGACCAAGGCAAAGATGCCATGGATGAAATACTACAGATTGCCAAAGCAGGTCAACACCCAAGAGCATTTGAAGTTTACGGTACTCTATTGAAGAACGTAGTCGATGCAAATAAAGAACTACTTGCCGTACAGAAACAAATGCGTGAGATGGATGGCAAGAAGAAAGAAGTGAATAATACCAACATTGATAAGGCTGTCTTTGTTGGTTCTACAGATGAACTAGCAAAGTTCTTGAAAAATGGCAACAAAGACTAATTATCGTGATAATCCAAAACTGAAACGTGCAGGCGTTGAAGTTCAGTTTACTAAAGAACAAGTCAATGAGTATATAAATTGTGCTCGGGATCCAGCATACTTTGCAAAATACATTACCATTATTTCGTTAGATAAGGGTTATGTACCTTTTGAAATGTACGACTTTCAAAAAGATATGATGAAGACTTTTAATGACAATCGTTTTGTTATTGTCAAATGTCCTCGTCAGGTTGGTAAAACTACTACCGCAGTTGCATATCTTCTTTGGACTATTCTATTCAAAGATGCACAAAAGGTTGCTATTCTGGCCAACAAAGGTAAAACTTCTCAGGATATTCTAGGTAAACTACAGTTGGCATACGAGAACTTGCCAATGTGGTTGCAACAAGGTGTTATTGAGTGGAACAAACGTTCTGTTGAACTAGAGAACGGTTCAGTTATTATTGCAGACTCAACATCAAGTTCAGCTGCCCGTTCAGGTGCATACAACATTGTATTCTTGGACGAGTTTGCGTTCGTACCATCTAATATTGCACACGACTTCATCACCTCAGTTTATCCAGTTATTACATCTGGTACTCAAACTAAAATTCTAATCGTATCTACACCAAACGGTATGAATCTATTCTACAAGATGTGGATGGATGCCGTTGAGAAACGTAGTAATTATGTACCATTTGAAATTCATTGGTCTATGGTACCAGGCAGAGATGAGGCCTGGAAAGAAGAAACGATTCGTAATACATCTGAACGTCAGTTCGAACAGGAGTTCAACACGACCTTCTTAGGTTCGACCAATACGTTGATTTCAGGTATGAAGTTGCAACAGATTTCATATAAGAATCCTATTACCGAACATGACCTACTGAAAATCTACGAAGAACCTATCAAAGAAGATGGTGAAATTAACCTGAAAGACCACCTGTATGCAATTACGGTTGACGTATCAGAAGGTAAAGGCCTAGATTGTTCTGCGTTCTCGGTCTTTGATATCTCATCACTACCATATAAACAGGTGGCATCCTACAGGTCGTCATCTGTTTCCCCAATTCTATACCCAACTATAATTTACAATGCAGCTAAATACTTCAATGATGCATATGTACTGGTTGAGATAAACAATACTCCTCAGATTGCAGATACTCTACACAATGAATTAGAGTATGAAAATCTATGTAAGGTGTTTACCGGTAATAAGAAACCACAGCAATTGTCTGCCGGTTTTGCAAGAGGTATTCAATTAGGACTGAAGATGTCACCTCAGGTGAAACGTATCGGTTGTTCTAATTTGAAAACGTTGATTGAAGGTGACAAACTTATTATCAACGACTTCGATACTTATTCGGAGTTGACAACTTTTGTGGCTAAGAAGAACTCTTTTGCGGCAGAAGATGAGGCGACAGATGATTTGGCAATGACTTTGGTCATATTTTCTTGGTTGACAACTCAAAAGTATTTTAAAGAAATTGTAAACCATGACCTGAGGAAACAGGTTCAGTTAGAAAGTATCAACCAAGTAGACGAAATTACACCACCGGCCCCAGTAATTGACTCTGGAATGGAACATAGTTTCATGGTTGAAGGTGGAGATGTCTGGGAAAAGGCAGATTCCAACGCACCTTATTCGGAATGGTTCAAACAAGTAGCGAGAGGATTCTAAATCCATCGTTTGATAAATAGTTTTATGGTATTTGCTACCTAAAAAATAATAATCAAGGAGAAAAAAATGGCATTTCAACTCTCTCCAGGAGTAAATGTAACTGAAGTTGACTTAACAACCATAGCGCCTTCAGTTTTTACTACTACTGGCGCCTTGGCGGGTTACACCCCATGGGGCCCAGCGCAGAAAATAATCACAGTCACTAGCGAAACTGACTTAGTAAACTACTTCGCACCACAAGGACCAGATGCAAACTCAGCAACTGGTTTCTTTACTGCTTCAAGTTTCTTAGCATACGGTAATAACCTACAATTTGTTCGTTCAGTTGGTTCAAACGCAGTAAATGCTGATGCAAACAACTCAACACAAAACATTCAAGTTGCTAATAAAGACGTTTTCCAAGCAAACAATTACTTGACATCAGGCAACGGAAACTATAACGGCGCTTTCATGGCAAGATATCCAGGTGCAATCGGTAATTCTTTACAGATTGATACTTTCGATTCATCTAATTCAACTGTATGGTCAACATCTACATTCACTTCTGGTGGTATCACAAGAAACTGGAATACGTTGTTCAATTCATACCCAACAACTTCTGTTTATGTAGCCGATCAAGGTGGTGCAAATGACGAGTTTCACATTGTAGTTACTGATGCGGGTGGTTTATTCACAGGTACAAAAGGTACAATTCTAGAAACATACGCTTTCGTTTCTAAGTCTTCTGATGCAGAAATCAACGGTGCTTCTAACTATTGGAAACAAGTTATATTTGATCAATCAAAATATATCTTTGCAGTAGACCCAGTTGACTACTACAATACTTATACCACATGGAATAAACCAGCTGCAAACGTAACATTCTCTAGAACATCTAGTGCAGTAATTACTAATGCATTAGCTAATGGTGCAGACGATGTTGGCACAGATGCAAATCTACAAAATGCATATAACCTGTTTGCAAACAAACAAACAACTAACATTTCATTGGTACTAACTGGTGCAGCTGATACAACTGTACAACAATGGGTTATCGACAATATTGTAACTGTTCGTGCAGATTGCGTAGGATTTATTTCCCCACCACAATCAGCAGTTGTAAACCAATCTGGTTCTGAAGTATCTAACATTCTAACATGGTTATCTACTCTATCTCGTTCTTCAACATATGTTGTTGCAGACTCTGGATGGAAATACATGTATGACCGTTACAACCAAACATATCGCTGGATTCCATTGAACGGTGACATTGCAGGTCTATGTGTAAACACAGATGCAGTTGCAGATCCATGGTACTCACCAGCAGGTTTCAACCGTGGCGCATTGAAGAATGTTGTCAAATTGGCATGGAATCCAACACAAACATACCGTGACCAGTTATATTCACAGGGTGTAAATCCAGTAGTATCATTCCCAGGTCAAGGTACAATTCTGTTCGGTGATAAAACATTGACAGTAAAACCATCAGCATTCGACCGTATCAACGTTCGTAGATTGTTTATTGTACTAGAGAAAACAATTTCTCAGGCAGCACAATACTCATTATTCGAATTCAATGATGCGTTTACACAAGCACAATTTGTTGCTCTTGTAACTCCATTCTTGCGTGACGTTCAAGGTCGCCGTGGCATTACATCATTCCAAGTTGTATGTGATAGTACAAATAACACCCCAGCAGTTATTGATGCAAACCAATTTGTTGGAAGTATCTATATTCAACCAGCACGTTCAATCAATTACATTCAATTGAACTTTGTCGCAGTTGGTACAGGTGTGAATTTCAACACTATCGTTGGAACAGCTCAATAAATACTACGACAAGGAGAAAATAAATGGCATTTCAAATCTCTGATTTCAGATCAAATATTTTGGGAGACGGTGCTCGTCCCAATCTATTCTCTGTTACTCTGGTATTTCCAACAATCGCTGCTAACGGTTCAGCTGCAGGTCAGAAAACAACTTTCATGGCCAAAGCTGCACAGTTACCAGGTTCTACAATCGGTCAAGTATCTCAGTACTACTTTGGCCGTGAAATCAAATTTGCTGGCAATCGTTCATTCACAGACTGGACATTACAAATCATCAACGATGAAGACTTTGTAATCCGTAACTCTTTAGAGTCTTGGATGAATGCTATAAATAGTAATGAAGGTAATGTGCGTAACACAAACGCAATGACTCCTTCTAGTTACCAAGTAGATGCTACTGTTACTCAGTATGGCAAATCTGGTGATGCATTGAAATCATATAAGTTTGTTGGTCTATTCCCAATTGATGTTGCGCCTATCGATTTGGATTGGGGTTCTAACGATACTATTGAAGAATATTCATCAACTTTTGCTTTCCAATACTGGACATCAGATACTACTTCTTAATTTTTTAGCGGGGGACTTGTCCCCCTATGTGTTTTTGATTTGAACTAAACTACTATGGCAGAACAATTTAATAAATTCTCTCTGTTCGGTTTTACAATATCTCGTCAGAAAAATGACGATACTGCAAAAATTGAACAATCTTTCAGCCCGCCATCTAACGATGACGGTGCATTGACTATCCAATCGGCAGCTTACTATGGTACATATGTTGACCTAGACGGCACCGCAAAAAATGAAGTAGAACTTATCTCCCGTTATCGTGAAATGGCAATGCAGCCAGAAATCGAATCGGCAATTGATGACATTATCAACGAAGCAATTTGCCATGATGATGATGGTAAGTCAGTTGAAATTGTATTAGATGCCTTAGATGTACCAGATAAAATCAAAAAGGCAATCAAGTCCGAGTTTCAAACTATATTGAAACTACTCAATTATGGTGCAATGGCACAAGATATCTTCCGCAGATATTATGTTGATGGTAAAATGTATTACCATATTATTATCAACCGTGACGATCCGACACAAGGTATTAGAGAGTTACGTTATATCGATCCAAGAAAACTACGCAAAGTTCGTGAAATCAAGAAGAAAAAAGATGAGCGTACTGGTGTAGATATTATGAATGTTATCAATGAATACTATATTTTCAATGACAAGGTTACTACTGGTAGTTCTTCTAGCTTTGGTCCTGTTGGGGTCCGTATTACGACTGATTCTATTATCTCTGTCGTGTCTGGCCTTATGGATTCTCGTAGAGCTGTTGTTCTATCGTATCTTCATAAAGCAATTAAACCTCTAAACCAACTAAGGATGATTGAAGATGCAACTGTTATCTATCGTATCTCTCGTGCTCCTGAGCGCCGTATATTTTATATTGACGTTGGCAACCTTCCTAAGTTGAAGGCAGAACAATACTTGCGTGATATCATGGTCAAGTATAAGAATAAAGTGGTATATGATGCGAACACCGGAGAAGTCCGTGATGATCGTAAGTATATGTCTATGTTAGAAGATTACTGGTTACCACGTAGAGAAGGTGGAAAAGGTACAGAAATTACTACACTACCTGGTGGACAGAACCTGGGTGAGCTAGAAGACGTAAAATACTTTGAGAAGAAACTCTATAAGGCATTATGTGTTCCAGTCTCCAGATTGAATCCAGAGAGTTCTGGTTTCTCTTTAGGTCGTGTATCAGAAATTACTCGTGACGAATTGAAGTTCACTAAGTTTGTGGACCGTCTACGTAACAAATTTGCAGACTTGTTTGATAAGGCATTGAAGACTCAATGTGTATTGAAAGGTATCTGTACGAATGAAGAATGGATGCAATTCAAAGAACATATCCATTACGACTTCATCAAAGACAATAACTTTGCAGAATTGAAAGATGCAGAGTTGATGAAAGAACGCTTGAACTTATTGGGTGCAGTTGATCCATATGTTGGTCGTTATTATTCTCAAGCATGGATTCAACGTCACGTATTACGTATGAACGATGATGAGATTAGTGAGATGACTACTGAGATGGAAGAAGAAAAGGCAATGGGTATCGGTTTACCTGTTGGTGTATCTAATGCCGCAATGCAACAACAAATGGTTGGTGACATTGAAACATCTCAACAAAAAGAATTACAAGACGCTGACGAAGAACAGGTGAATGAAAGCATCATAAGTAGATTGAAGCAAGTATTATAAATAATTTATCGGAGAAAAACATGATAGACCTAACTAGAAAAATTATAGATTATTCATCAAGAGATGAAGGTGCGGATGCACGTGAAGCATTCTATGCGGCTTTGCATGATAAAGTTACTACTCATATTCAATCACATAAAGAAGCAATTGCAAAGACATTGATTCAACCTGAAGAAGAAGTAGTGGTTGAACCACAAGAATAATAGGACAAAATATGGCAAATAAATTCACATATCAAATCTTGAGAGATACCACAACTGATGCAGTTATCAAACTAACTGGCACTTTTGATGGAACATCTGGTCAAGAAGCAAACAATTCTAGAATTCAAGCAAACTCTTTGTTTGGTGCACTAGATGCAAATAACAATTTGTTGGTTACAGGTAATACTGCAAAATCATATTACGACTTACAAATTACTGGTGTGAAGGCAATCGTCAACTTTACAACGGCCGGTACTGGTGCAGTCGAAATGTTCTGGAACGGTGCTGGTGCAACTTCAGCTGCACAGTACGCAAACTCTGCAACTATCTTCCACATGAACGGTAATAGTGATTACGGTAACGGTGAACAACTACCTTCTATTCTAAACAATTCTGGTAATACTGCTCTAGGTGCGGCAAGTGTTGGTAACGGTGACATTGGTTTCTATACTTCTGGTGCTGTTGCAAACTCTGCATACACAATCTTTGTGGCAGTTCGTAAGAATAACGCTATGTACCAACGTGGTCAGTTCAACGATCCAGCAGCATTCAACTCTGGCGCATACAGAATAACACCATAATAATAAAAACAGGAAAGAACATGAAACTAATCAAAGAAGTTGTAGAGGATGTAAACTATCTTATCGAAGAAAAAGACGGTAAGAAAACTTTGTTTATTGAAGGTCCTTTCCTAGTTGCCGAAGCGGTAAATCGTAATGGTCGTAAGTATCTAAAAGAGACTATGCAAAAAGAAGTCGATAGATACCGCAACGAATATATCAATAAAAATCGTGCTTTCGGTGAACTGGGACACCCAGATACACCAAGCATTAACCTAGACCGTGTGTCACATCTGAACGTTTCATTACGCCAAGAAGGTACTGTTTGGGTAGGTAAAGCAAAAATTCTTGAAACACCAATGGGTAACATTGCAAGAAACCTTATCGAGGGTGGTGGCCAACTAGGCGTATCATCTCGTGGTATGGGTTCTTTGAAATCTGTTAATGGTGTAAACATAGTTCAAGATGACTTTCATCTAGCCACAGCGGCAGATATTGTAGCAGACCCTTCTGCACCTGGTGCTTTTGTACAAGGTATTATGGAAGGCAAGGAATGGATGTTGGTAGACGGTGTATGGACTGAGATGCATTACGATCAAGCTAAGAAACAAATTCAACAAGCTTCTCGTAAAGATATCGAAGCAGTCAGTCTAATGATATTCGAGAACTTCCTCAAAAAACTTTAAATATAAATATCCAATATAGAAAACAAGGAGATTTTCAAAAATGGGAAAACTAAATCTGTCTGAAGCCGCTCAAGCAATTTTGGGTGAAGGTTCAAAAGAAACATTTGACGCTAACATCGCTTCAAAAAAATCACAACGTGGTGGCGAAAGAGCACCTAAAGGCGAAGTTGGTGCTAACAAGTTACCATCATCTACAGTTAGTGGTCAACAAGAAGTTGGAGAAATTGGTCAATCACCAGAAGAAAAAGATGATGCATTGCCAAATTACACAAAAGGTACTCCATCTGCAACTCCACCAGGTGCAACTCCACCTGTAGGTTCAGAAAAAGATGGCGTTGGTATTACTAAACTAACAGGACCACAAGAAACTATGGGACGCCACGACTTAATCAATACTGCACAATCAAACGCAACAGATTACTCTGCAATCCGTGACCGCATTGCTGGTAGATTAGCACCACAAATGATGCAAGCTAATCCAGGTGCAACATTTGCACAATACGGTGAAGATATGGAAGCATTGTTCTCTGGCGAAGCATTGACAGAAGAATTCAAAGACAAAGCATCTACACTATTCGAAGCAGCAGTTACTGCTAGAGTTACAGAATTGGTAGAGTCCGTAGAACAAGAATTGATGGAACAATTCGAAGAAGCTGTAGAATCTTACAAAGAAGATTTGGCAACTAAGGTTGATGACTACCTAAACTACTTCACAGAAGAATGGTATAACGATAACCAAATCGCAATCGAAAAAGGTTTACGTCAAGAAATCGTAGAAGAATTCATTACAGAATTACGTGACGTATTCATCAAACACCACATCGACATTCCAGAAGACAAAGTGGATGTTGTAGAAGAATTGGTTGCTAAAGTAGAAGAACTTGAAGGCGCATTGAACGAAGAAATCGCTGCTTCTATCCAATTCAAGAAAGAACTAAACGAACACAAAAAATTCGAGGCTATCCACGCAGTATGTGAAGGCCTAAGTCAAACCCAAGTAGAAAAATTGAAATCACTCGCAGAGGGTGTGGAATTTACTACTGAAGAAGAATTTGTTGGTAAACTAGAAACATTGATTGAATCTTATTTCAAGGCAGATGTTGTAGTTGCTGACGAGAATTCTTTGAATGAAGAAGTTGTAGTAGAAGATGAACCTACACAACAAAAGAAAACTAGCTATGATCCTATGATGGAACAATATGCTAAGACAATTTCACAAACCCTCAAAGGATAAATAAAATTTATCTAAACGATACTAATATAGGAGATAATAAACCATGTATCTAACCGAACAACTTCAACAAAAATGGGCTCCAGTTTTGGACCACCCAGAATTAGAAGCGATCAAAGACCCATACAAGCGTGCAGTTACAACATTGGTTCTAGAAAACCAACAAACAGCGTTGAAACAAGATGCTCGTATGTTGAACGAAACAATCTCTGACGGTGGTCCAACCAACGTTACAGGTGCTTCAGTTTCTAACTTCGACCCAATCTTGATTTCATTGGTTCGCCGTGCATTACCTAACTTGATTGCGTATGATGTTGCTGGTGTACAACCAATGACAGGACCAACAGGTTTGATCTTCGCAATGCGTGCTCGTTATGCTGACCAAGTATCTGGTGAAGCATTCTACAACGAAGCAAACACAATCTTCTCTGGTGCATCATCTGCTCAAGGTACTTACAATAACTACGGTTTCAAAGGTACATACTTAACAGATACTGCAAACAGCGCAATCGCATCAGAAACTGCTAACGCATTTACAACTGGTATCGGTTTACAGACACGTGTTGCTGAATATTTGGGTTCAGACACAAACGCAGTATTCCAACAAATGGCATTCTCAATCGAGAAAGTTACTGTTACTGCTCAATCACGTGCATTGAAAGCTGAATACTCACTAGAATTAGCACAAGACTTGAAAGCAATCCATGGTTTGGATGCTGAAACAGAATTGTCAAACATTCTATCAACAGAAATTCTTGCTGAAATCAACCGTGAAGTTATCCGTACAATCTACGCTTCTGCTGTGTTAGGTGCTCAATACGGTACAACAACTGCTGGTTACTTTGACTTAGATACAGACTCTAACGGTCGTTGGTCTGTTGAACGTTTCAAAGGTTTGATTTTCCAAATCGAACGTGATGCTAACGTTATTGCAAAGCAAACTCGTAGAGGTAAAGGTAATGTATTGATCGTTTCTTCTGACGTTGCATCAGCAATGGCAATGGCAGGCGTTCTATCATACACACCAGCTCTATCTGCTGACCTACAAGTTGATGACACAGGCAATACATTTGCTGGTCTATTACATGGTCGTATCAAAGTGTACATCGATCCATACTATGGTGGTTACACATCTAACCAAGAGTTGGTAACAGTTGGTTATAAGGGTTCATCACCTTATGACGCTGGTATTTTCTACTGCCCATACGTACCGTTACAAATGGTTCGTGCAGTTGACCAGTTCACATTCCAACCTAAGATTGGTTTCAAGACACGTTACGGCATGGTTGCAAACCCATTTGCACAAGGCTTGAACGTTGGATCTGGTATCCTAAACGCACAATCAAACGTTTACTACCGTATCTTCGGTGTTAAGAACTTGATGTAATCTCCACTAAGAGAGGTATTTAAAGGGACCTTCGGGTCCCTTTTTTTATGTCTGTAACATTGCCAAAACAATGCTTATGCCTAAATAATAGAGTATGGTTGAAAGGAGTAAATCATGTTTGAACATTTAACCCACATATTACAAAGGATGAAAATTATGTCAGATGATACAACAGTAGTAGCAAATACAGACCCAACAACAGTTGCAACAGCCGCAGTAGTTACAGCTGCACCAACTGCAACACCAGAAGAAACTCAAGCAGCTGTTCAATCAGTTGTGGCAACTTCTCCAGCAGCTGCTGATCCAGCGGCCGCAGCCGTAGTTACAACAGTAGTTACCGCACAAGCAGCTGCACCAGCAGTTACAGATCCAGCGGCAGCTGCAGTAGTTACAGCCGCAGTTGCAGCCGTAGCATCAGCACCAGCTGAAGTTGTTACAGATCCAGTTGCAATCACAGCCGCAGTTACTGAAGCAATTCAAGCAGTTCCAGCAGTTACAGACCCAGCAGCTGCAATCGAGGCATCTCATGCAGTAGCGGCAGTTGTAGCATCTGCAACATCTGCACCAGTTGATTCAGATACATTGAGCGACTTGACAGACGCTATTACAACTGATCCAGAAGAAGATGATAATACAGACGAAATCATTAGTTTGTTAGAACAAGCTCTTGATTTACTACGTAATCAGTAATCTTACTTGATTCATAGAAAGACACCTTCGGGTGTCTTTTTTTTGGTCTCCTAAATACTGAATAAGGAGAATTCAATGTCAGCATTAGAAAGAACACCAGTCAATACTGGTTATCTACAACCCTCAAAGTTTCTGTTGACTTTCAGCAGAATACCAACCACACAGTATTTTTGTCAAACGGTAAATCTACCAGGACTATCTACTGGTAATGCCACATTGAATACTCCTTTTATTGATATACCAATTGCAGGCACAAAGATTGCATATAGTCCATTGAATATTACTTTTGCAGTTAATGGCGACCTGAAATCTTGGATGGATTTACATCAATGGATGCGTTCATTTGCGGCACCAACAGGGTTTACTGAAAGAAATAGATTGACACAACAACAATCTACAAGAAATACTTTACCAAATTATTCAGATGCCACTCTAACTGTATTGTCTAATCTAAACAATCCTATTGGTAATTTCTATTTTTATAATGCGTTCCCAATTTCTATTTCTGATATCGACTTTGATACCAAAGAAAATGCAGATACCATTATTGTTGGTAATGCATCTTTCATGTTTGAATATTACGATTACAAATCGGCATAATTGTAATCTAGAGCTTGCCTTTCACTATCATTCGTGATAGAATGTATTACTTTTGACATATTACATTTTTTACTATGGAAAATCTAGAACAAATACTGAAATTATGGAATGAGGATGTAGAGATAGACCAGACAGAACCTGGTAAAGAACTTCTCAAGATCCCAAAACTACATAACAAATACCTGACCATTCTTACCAAGCATAAGATTGCAACTAAAAAAGCAAACTTTGATTACTTGCGTATGCGTAAGATAAAGACCGAATACTATACAGGTAAACTCTCACAAGAAGAACTAGAAGATTACGGATGGGAACCATTCCAATTCGTATTGAAGTCTGACATGGGTGGTTATCTTGAAGCTGATCCGGATCTAATCAAACTATTAGAAAAGAAAATCTACCATGAAGAATGTGTTTCTGTTATTGAATCCATTATGGGTGAACTAAAACAGAGAACATGGCAGTTGAGAGATTTTATTAATTGGGAGAAATTTATAGGTGGACAATAAAACTATTAAAAAACGAAAAAGTAAAATTCGTAAAAACCATAAAGATAGGCAAATTACTAAAATGCCTTTTGGAAAATATAAAGGTTTTTATTTTAAAGATGTTCCCACAGAGTATCTGGATTGGGCAGCAAAACATTGGGTCGAACAAGAATTTAGACCCATATTAACATTAGTGGTTGAAGAAATTGAATATAGACATTTCGATAACAAAAAAGGATGAGGTATACGCCAAGGTCACATGTGAACGACACGTGGCGAAAGAACTGTCTGAGTACTTCACGTTCTTCGTACCTGGTTACCAATTCGTTCCTGCGTTCAGGAATCGAATCTGGGACGGTAAGATTCGCCTATACAATCTAACTACTTCACAAATATATCTTGGTCTTATTCCTTACATGGAAGAATTTGCAAAAGACCGTGGGTATACTATTGAACATAATGATGTTGGTATTGAATCAGAGTTCTCACTCTATCATGCCAAGAAGTTTTCAGAATCTTTAGGTCTACCTTTTGAAGTACATGAACATCAACTAAATGCTTTCGTGGACGCAATGCAATCTCACCGTAGACTGTTATTGTCGCCTACTGCATCAGGTAAGTCGTTAATCATTTATATGATTGTCCGTCAATTATTGGACTTTCAAAAACTTAAAGGTCTGATTATTGTTCCAACCACATCTTTAGTAGAACAACTCTATAAAGACTTTGAAGATTATGGTTTTGATTCTGAAAGTAACGTGCATAGAATCTATCAAGGTAAAGAAAAACACACCGATTATCCTATAACGATATCAACTTGGCAATCTTTGTACAAAATGGATAAAGAATACTTTGCACAATTTGATTATGTTATTGGTGATGAAGCACACTTATTCAAAGCTCAATCGTTAACTACTATATTGACTTCATGTGTAAATGCAAAGTATCGTATTGGTTTGACTGGTACTTTAGATGGAACAAAGACACATAAACTGGTACTAGAAGGTCTATTCGGACCTGTAAAACAAGTTACTACTACCCGTGAGTTGATTGACTCAAATAAGGTATCAGGGTTTGATATCAAGTGTCTATTACTCAAGTATTCGGATGAAGAATGTGAGCTTTCTAGAAGTTATACATACAAGGATGAAATTGATTTTTTGATTAGTCATCCAGCAAGAAATAAATTCATAAGAAATCTTGCGGTATCTTTGAGTAAAAATACACTTGTTTTATATCAAATGGTTGACAGGCATGGTCAAGTCCTGTATGATATGATAAAGGACACCAAGAATCTAGGAGATAGAAAAGTATTCTTTGTCCATGGCGGAGTGGATGTAGAGGAAAGAGAACAGATTCGTAAAATAATGGAGACTGAAAATGATGCTATTATTGTGGCTAGTTTTGGGACTTTTAGTACTGGAATTAATATTCGCAACTTACATAATATTATATTCGCATCTCCATCAAAGTCACGAGTTAGAAATCTTCAATCTATTGGACGAGGTCTTCGGAAATCGGATGGTAAGGAAACTGCCACACTCTATGACATAGCTGATGATCTTAGATATAAAAAACATATGAACTTTACATTGAAACACTTTATTGAGAGAACTGATATTTACAATGAAGAAAAATTCTCATTCAAAATATACAAAATAGGAGTCAATAAATGAACGATATAAAAATATTGAGACTTACTACAGGAGAAGATATTATTGGCCATGTTACCAGTAATGATTTTGGATTTGTTGTAGAAGATCCAATGATGCTTAGAGTAAATTACCGTGGTAATAATCCACAAGGGGTACTTCAATTGGCATATTGGTTGCCTGTTGAGTTAATCAAATCTAATTCGGCAACAGTACAATTCGAACATGTCGTTACGGTATTGGATCCTGATGATAGTTTTATGGAATATTATATTAATGCAATCCAAAAAGTTAAAGAACTTATGGATGCTAAAAATAATATGGATGATATGGATATTATGGATAATAATGATATTATGGATATTATGGATTCTATTAAAATGGAACCAAATCAAATATTACATTGATATCATAGGGGAACACCGAGACTGTAACATATGTCAAGCCTTTTGTCAACAACTTTTTATGGTATATTTGAATGAGTAAACAGAAACATTATATAAACAATGCCGACTTCCTGAAGGCCCTAATCGATTACAAGACTCGAAAGAGTGAGAATCCTAAAGAACCAATACCAAATTATATTGGTGAATGTTGGATGAAGATTGCCGAAGGTCTATCACATAAACCTAACTTTATCAATTACCCACATCGTGAAGATATGATTGGTGATGGTATTGAGAATTGTCTTATGTACTTCAATAACTTTGATCCAGAGAAGTCGAAGAACCCATTTGCATACTTTACTCAGATTATATACTTTGCTTTTCTAAGACGTATTGGTAAAGAAAAGAAACAACTATATGTAAAATACAAAGCTACTGAACAGTTTGGTATTCTAAATGAATATGATATGCAGGATGTGGATGGTAATACTATGCAGTTCCAGTTATACGATAACATATCAGAGTTTATTGAAACATTTGAAGATACCAAAAAGAAGAAGAAGAAAACTGCAAAGAAGCCAAAAGGTGTAGAGACTTTTTTTGAAGGAGAATAAAATGGATGCAAAAGCTGTAATTGAACGTATCAAAAACCTAAAAGAATTTATTATCGAATATGAATTGCCGGAGGACTTTGTATTCTCTGGTAATATACCGTTTGATCTCCACATCTCGGAGAACCAAATAATTGCCAAAGTAATTGCCAGTTCAGAAAAAGAGGCAGATAGGATTGTCCGAGAATTCTTTACCGTTTAGCCTATTGACAACTTTAGTTTTCTTTGTTATAATGTCGTTATGAAAATAGCAATTATTACTGATCAACACTTTGGGGCAAGAAACGACTCCATACAATTTCTGGATTATTATGAGAAATTTTATAAGGATACTTTCTTTCCTACTATTGATAATGAGTCTATATCTACTGTTCTCATACTTGGGGATACGTTTGACAGGCGTAAGTACGTCAATTTCTTTACCTTAAAACGTGCCAAACAAATGTTCTTTGATCCTTTATTGGACAGAGATATCAAAGTACACATGTTGGCAGGTAACCATGACACATACTTCAAGAATACCAACGAGGTAAATTCTGTTGACTTGTTACTACAAGAGTATGATAACATCAATGTGATTGACCACCCAACCGAGATTGAGATTGAAGGTGTAAAGATTGTAATGATGCCATGGATATGTGAATGGAATTATAATGAATCTATGGAGTTACTCAAAAATACTGATGCAACTATTTGCATGGGACATTTTGAGATAGCTGGTTTTGCAATGCATCGTGGTATGCAATCACAAGAAGGATTAGATCGTGGTCTCTTTCGCCGTTTCCAATGCACTTTTAGCGGTCATTATCACCATCGTTCTTCTTCGGATGGAATCAATTATCTTGGTAACCCCTACGAACTTACTTGGCAAGATTATAATGATACTCGTGGATTTCATCTATTCGATATACATAATTTGGACCTTCAGTTTGTTGCTAACCCTAATATAATGTTCCATCGTATTACGTATGATGACAAGTTAGAATCAATCTCCGATATTACCAACAAAGATATGAGCATATATGCCAATCGGTATGTCAAGGTTGTGGTAGTAAACAAAACTAATCCATATCTATTTGACCGATTTATGGATGCTTTATATCAAGTCAATCCTGCTGACGTTACTATCGTTGAGGACTTTACAGACTTGACAGAAGGCGCAGAAGATGATATGATAGACCAAGCAGAAGACACATTGACTATACTAAACAAGTTTGTTGATACCGTTCAACATGATAGTATTGATAATAATGTATTGAAGAATGTATTGAAAGAGCTTTACATAGAAGCATTGAATCAAGATAACGTATGATTTTATTTGAAACTGTTCGTTGGAAGAATATTCTTTCAACTGGTAACTCGTTCACCGAAGTAAAGTTGAACAAGTCACCTAACACATTGATTATTGGACATAATGGTGCTGGTAAATCCACCATATTGGATGCGTTGTGCTTTGGTCTTTTCGGTAAACCATTCCGTAAAATCAATAAACCAAATTTACTAAACTCTATCAACAATCAAAAAGGTATTGTTGAGATTGAGTTTACTATTGGTAAAAAGAAATACAAGATTGTTCGTGGTATCAAACCTAATGTGTTTGAAATCTATTGCGATAATGTTTTGCTGAACCAAGATGCAGCTGCAAGAGACTATCAGGAAGTACTAGAGAAACAAATTCTCAAATTGAATTATAAGTCCTTCACGCAGGTTGTCATCCTTGGTTCAGCCTCTTTTGTTCCATTCATGCAATTGACTCCTGTTATTCGCAGAGAGATCATTGAAGATTTATTGGATATTCAAATCTTCTCTACAATGAATGGACTTCTCAAGGAAAAGTTCTCAGAGAACAAAGAGAGCATTACCAAAACCAAGTATGAGATTAGTTTGATACAGGAGAAGATCAGTCTTCAATTGTCCAACATCGAAGAACACAAAAAGAATAATGCTGTTCAAGTGGAACGTAAGCAAGAAGAAATTGCGGAATCACAGGCACAGATTGATAAAATTAGTAGTGATGTGGAACTCATACAGAAACATATCGATGCATTACAAACCAAGGTTCTAGATAAGAGTAAGTTAGAGGCTAAATCTAAAGAGTACCTACAGATAGAATCCAAATTGGAATCTAAACTAAAGAGATTGAAAAAAGATGAAACTTTCTACCACGAGAATGACAATTGCCCAACGTGCAAACAATCGATACCGGCAGGATTCAAAGCCACTCAATTATCAAGTATTACAGCAACTAAAAATGAGGTCGACAATGCAGTTACGCAAATTGAAACTCGTATCGAGTCTCTTTCCGAATCCCTCGGTAAAATGCAAAAGATATTGGAGAATATCAGCAAACATCAAAATGAAATCTTGAAACACAATACCAATATTACGGCAACAAACAAGTATATTGGTAAGTTGAATAAAGAAATTGCTGAGTTACAATCCAAGTCCGATACTTCAGAACAAGACAACGAGAAACTGAACGAGTTCAAAGCCGAATTAGATAGATGTAAAAAAGAATATGACATGTTATTTGTTGAGAAACAATACATGGATTTTGCAAGTACATTATTGAAAGATACTGGTATCAAAACCAAGATTATCAAACAGTACTTGCCAGTCATGAATAAACTAATCAACAAATATCTCAAGGCGATGGACTTCTTTGTGAACTTCAATATTGATGAGAACTTTGAGGAAACAATAAAGTCTCGTCACCGTGATGAGTTCAGTTATGCAAACTTCTCCGAAGGTGAGAAGATGCGTATTGATCTGGCATTATTATTTACCTGGCGACAAATTGCCAAGTTGAAGAATAGTGTTAGTACAAACCTATTGATACTTGATGAGGTCTTTGATTCAAGTCTCGATACAGTAGGCACAGAAGAATTCTTGAAGTTGATCCATGAAATGGGTAATGATACAAATGTATTTGTTATCTCACATAAAGGTGACCAACTTTTCGATAAGTTCCGTTCAGTTATAAAATTCCAAAAGGTAAACAATTTTTCACAGGTGGTAAAATGAATAAAATAACTTCAGTACAAGAAGCATTTAGTAATGATAAGGATATGATTGTTTTCGATACAGATAAACAATCACAATTGATCCAAAAAGAAATCGAAACGTTTGATTTGGTTCCCGAAACCGATCCAATCTTATTAGAAGTATTACCGGAGTTTGACTTTGACAATGCACCAATCAATGTGGTTGACTTTGCATCTTCAATGGTAGAAACCTGTATCAAACATAAAGGTTATGGTTTATCCGCCAATCAATGTGGATTCTCCTATCGTATGTTTGTGATGGGTGCCGGTACAGAATATGTGGCATTCTTCAATCCTAAGGTTATCAAAACCGAAGATGAAGTCCATATGGAAGAAGGTTGTTTATCGTTTCCTGGTTTGTCCTTGCATATCACCCGACCAAAAGAAATCTGGGTGGAATACCAGGATTACAACGGAGTAAAGAAAGAAGCACATTATGTTGGTATGAGTGCAAGATGTTTTCTCCACGAGCTTGACCACATGAACGGAATAGTGTATACTAAGAAGGCGAAACCACTTGCATTACAAAGTGGAATGAAGAAACGTGCAAAGGTTTTCAACATGATGCAACGTTACTTCAAAGCACAAGAAAAGTTGGCACACCAAACTAAGAAACAAGAATCGATTGTAAAACATAAACACAATGGCAAAAAAACAAATACTGTCAATTGATGAACAATGGGCTGACTGGCAGGAACAAAACGATCCTGCCAGATTTGAACATATTGATACTGAACAACTACAACAGGAACTCATAGAGAACCTAACTCACAAATCCCAAATGGATGTGCGTGAGTATACTTTATATCAGAAATGGATTGAAGTAAAAGAAAAGTTCCCTACAAAACAAGTTTCTAATTTGTTCGGTGATGATGAATTTCGATTGATAAATCCAGGTCAACTAAAGACTATCAATGAAGCTAGAGAGAAAATCTGGTTACCAGAATCTCCTGATGATTATGAGAAGTTGAAACCGACAATGGTTCTATCTAACGGTCCATTGGCCGATAAATGGAATACTGTTCGTACTTTTTCTTCTACAATGAAGAATAATTCTAACATTGGACGTAATCTATTCTACACCGTAGTCGATGAAGTAACAGGTAAGTATCTTGGTGTAATTTGTATATCATCTGACTTCCTGGACCTTACTCCAAGAGATACTTATATTGGTTGGCCTAAAGATGTGAAGACACAAGGTAATATGATCAATCATACGGCAATTGGATCGACAATCGTTCCACTTCAACCGTTAGGGTTCAATTACATGGGTGGTAAATTATTGGCATTGTTATGCCTTTCAGATACAGTTCAAAAAGATTGGAAGAAACAATATGGTGACGTTCTTGCTGGGGTTACAACTACTTCTCTATATGGTATGGCAAAGTCCAATGGGTTATCACAATACGATGGACTCGAACATTGGTCTAAAATGGGATTCAGTTCTGGCTCAGTTGCTTATCTCCCTGACCGTGATATACTCAACAAGATGTACGCTTGGG